CTAACATTCCCGTTCATCGTTTTCAAGTGAAATGATAACTGCGTTTTTCTCAGCTTCATATCTTCCTTTAAACTGATGATCCTTTCCTGCGGCTAGTCCATTTGCCTCCAGTAGCGCCTGAATGAACTGTATTCCGTTAATCATCATCCGGCACTGCCCATCGGTCAACAGCCTGTCTGGAACCTTAAATGACATGGGATGTTCAGCGGTGCACGGAGTAATCGCAATAGACTTCCGATCTTTCCTCTGCAAAACACAAATATAGGTCGGACTCCCAAGGACACGAATAACATCCTTTCCCACATTCATTCTTCGGCTTTCTGCCGGAATCGTCACCATCAGATTCATAATTCGTCCAGAACTCATGTCAGCATTCCTTTCTCAACAACCTCACTGCCCGGTCGTTGTACATTTTCAGGCTGTTCCGACAAATCTGGCAAAGGTATATTTTCAGATTCTTCACATTGCGGTATCGGTACTGAAATAGTATCTGTTTTCTGTTCAGGCTCATCCAATACAGCAGAGCCCTGATACCCAATAAAATCCTCGAACAGATTCATCTGATGACCAGAGATGTAATCATTATAAGATTTCCCGATCCGATCCTTATAGACATCTGGGAAGAATTTTATCTGTTTCTTCTTTGTCTCACCCGTAACAGGGTCTGTGTATCCTCCTACATCGACATTAAAAGGTCATCCAGTTCACGTTGAACTTCATTTCTGCTTGGAATTGCACCAATCATGGGATTTTCTACGACTTGGCCGGATTCCATCACATCACTGGCCGCAATGCTCTGAACCCACTTGCTCCGATGCACAATCCCAGTAGTTCTTATCCTTAAATTGTCATGCTCGTTCTTTCACTATTCACCTTGCATCCTTTATTGCATGACAACAAACCTGTATACAGATCACCGTAGCAATCTATACGCAGGCTTGCCTTCGTACCTTCTTATTCTGTTTTCTGCTCTATCAGCTTTCGCTGTGGTGGGTTAAGTATAGAGCGCAACCAGAAGCCATTAACCCCTGAAAACACGCTGGCCATAACGCACCACGACAGGCAGAAACAGGTTGAGGTGAAAAGGTCAAGCCGCGCAAACCCGCATGAAATCAGGCTTTTCTCTGGTTGTCCATATGCGGTTGTCAAGTAAGGAACAAAAATTTTTGCAAAAAAATAAGCCTTTCCGAGCCGAAACCGATACGGTTTCAAACTCAGAAAGACTTCTCTTGTTGTTTTTTCGATTTGAGCTTTTCTCTCCTTCTTGACGCGTGATAGCATTTGTGCTATCATATAAATAGAAAATCACATTGCCACTTTGGAGACAATATTCTAATGTATGAGATTGAATTTTACGAAACAGAAGATGGAAAGTGTCCTATCTGGGATTTTCTTGAAGCTTTACGCCTCAAGGCTCCTACCAATAAAGATGCACGGATACAGCACAAACAGGCAAGCCTCTACATTGAGCTACTTCAGCAAAATGGAACCCACATGAATGCAGAGATTACGAAGCATCTTGACGATGGCATTTGGGAGCTTCGACCTGGAAACAATCGCGTATTCTACTTTTTCTATCAAAATGATACTTATGTACTACTTCATCAGTTTCGAAAGAAATCTCAAAAAACGCCTAAACGCGAAATTGAGAAAGCAAAAATAGAGCGCAACGACTATCTTCGCAGAAAGGAGACTGTTAAATTATGAAAACATGGAATGATTACAAAGAATACGTTCGTACTGTAGACCCTGAAACAGCAAAGGACATCAAAGAAACAGAGGAAGTGGCTGCAATTGTCACTGCCATGGTTGAGCAGCGGAATGCTCTTGGCCTAAGCCAACGCGAACTTGCCGCCATGTGCGGTCTGCCGCAATCCTCTGTTGCAAGAATCGAGTCCTGCAAAACAACGCCTAATCTCGGAACCCTCTTGAATATTTTCCAGCACCTCGGATTAACGCTTACTGTTTCTCCCGTCAATCCTACCGTGTAATTTCTTATCACGGAGTCTGCTTCATTTAGCAGGCTCTTTTTTCTTTGTCTGTACTAACATTCCCTTTCATCTTTTCGAGCAAAATTATAGCAGCATTTTCTCCGCGTCATATCATCCCCTAAATTGGCATTTTACCCTGCCACTAATCATTTACCTTCAATAGTTTTCAGTTCTTCAAGGTAATAGTCGCCATGATAGAATTTAGAAACATCCATATCAAGAGCTTCAATTACCCGACAGGCCAAGCCAAAAGAGGAAGTCAAAATATTTCTTTCCCCAGATTCCAGCCTTTGATATTGACGTAAAGTTATATTGGCTCGATCAGCAACCTCTTGTTGCGTCATCCTTAACATTTGTCGTCTTTCCGATAAGACAGCCGCTGCTGTTGGAATTATCGTTTGAAAACTATCTAAAATTCCACCACTCATAATATTGGTTCCCTTCATCACGTCCATTTGGACGTATTATACGACCAAGTGGACGTGATGTCAAGTTGTACACTTTTGAGGCGAGAGGGCACTTTGTTCATCTTTTTCAAGCGAAATGATAACTGCATTTTTCTCGGCATCATACCGTCCTTTAAACTGATGGTCTTTTCCTGCCGCCAGACCATTTGCTTCCAGCAACACCTGAATGAACTGTATTCCGTTAATCATCATCCGACACTGCCCATCGGTCAGCAGCCTGTCCGGGACCTTAAAGGACATGGGATGCTCCGCAGCACACGGCGTGATTGCAATAGACTTCCGATCTTTCCTCTGCAAAACGCAGATATAGGCCGGACTTCCAAGAATACGGATAACATCTTTCCCAACATTCATTCTCCGGCTTTCCGCCGGAATTGTCACTCGCAGGTTCATAACTCGCCCAGAATTCATGTCGGCATTCCTCTCTCAGCAATCTCATTGCCCGATTGTTGTACGTTTTCAAGCTGTCCCGGTAAATCTGGCAAAGATATATTTTCAGATTCTTCACGTTGCGGAATCGGTATTGAAGTAGTGCCTGCTTCCCGTTCGGGCTCATCCAATACAGTAGAACTCTGATACCCAATGAAGTCTTCAAACATGTTCATCTGATGGTCTGCAATATAGTCATTATAAGATTTTCCGATACGGTTCTTATAGGCATCCGGGAAGAATTTCATCTGCTTTTTCTTCATTTCACCAGTAAGCGGATCTGTATATTCCTGTGGCTTCGGGGTGAACATGATTGCTTCTTCCAAATCAAACAACATACAAAGACCCTGATCTGAATTAGCCACCCGTCCAAGCACTTTATAACGGCATTCCCGATTCCAGTTCATGAGCCTGAAGATATTTTCCACAAATTCCAATGATGTAATATCCTTATTCACCCAGTTTTCGTCCTTCTGTCTTGCCCATTCAACAGATGCACTGTCCTCTTCCGGGCACATAATCAACGCAAGCCGCTTCTTATTGGGGTGCAAAATCGGAAGGACATACTTGATTCCTTCAAAAAGCCGAATGCACGCCATATTAAATTTCATAACACCATATTTTATGCTCACTGCAGGTTTATTCAGCATGGAAAACTGGGTGCGCGGTGGAAGTTCATAGCCATCGAATTTTTCGTACTCCAGTTCTCTTTTATGTTCTTTTCGTATCTGCGTTAACTCACGAATCAAGGAGATTTCCCGAACGCTCAGTTCCTGCGCCCTGTTTTTTTCTTCCATTCTATAAGTTCCCCCTACATCGACATCAAAAGATCATCCAGTTCACGTTGAACTTCATTTCTGCTTGGAATTGCACCAATCATGGGATTTTCTACGACTTGGCCAGATTCCATCACATCACTAACTGTAATGCTCTGAACCCATTTACTCCGATATAGCCGGCATTTCAGATTCATCGAACAATTTTCTTGTTCATACTGATTTTTCCCAGTCAAAATCCGGGACTCATCTAATTCAAAAATCAGAAATTTTGCATTTCCCTGACCCCGGCAGATACCACGGCACTGATAGCGGCAATTCCTTCTCCAGTTCAATGTTTGGAAGACCAGTCCAGAAAATGATCTGGCTGAAAAAGCACTATGAACGTCATTGTCATCTCTCCAGCGCATCGTCGTTGAAAAGCCATGATTGCTCTTTCGCAAAATCACGACCTGCAGAATCGGATGATAGAGCAGTTCCACATACTCGCAGTCGTCCAACCGGCTATGGCAGGCCTTGCTGAAACGGATTCCATTTTTAGAAATCGTCATAACCGGGCTGCTCTGGTTGATAAAGCAAGCACCTGAAGCCGTCATATATTCAGATTGAAGTGCCTTTCCCAGTGTTGCCCCAGCCCTCATCTCTGCTATATCGTTCAGTTTCATCACCTCTTCCGGCAGATAGGTGCTCAGGCAAAGGCTGCGGATGCTTTCAACACTGATGCCGCTCCAATTCGGATGGATGCCAACAAAGCCTTTCAATGTTCCCTGCTGGATCACCACAATATCCTGCACACCGCACTTCTTCCTGCTGGATGCCACCAGATGTGCAGCCCGTGCAATTTCCGGCGAAACGATTGCTTCATGGTGTTCCGGAACATAGGCAGAGCAGCGATTCCCATTATTCTTTGTGACCTTGCCCAGCTTGTAGTCCACCACGATGCTCTTCCGGGCTTCCAGATCACCCCAGCGGCGTTCATTTTTCATGATGTTTGCCACCATCATGCCATTCCACTCCTGCTTGCCACGCAGGGTGCTACGCTTCTTCTGCGTCAGCACTGCCGCAATTTGATCGCAGTTATAACCATAGATAAACGCCAGAAAGATAAAACGCACCGTCTTTGCTTCTTCCGGCTCAATTACCAACTGTCCATCTTTGGTATGCCGATACCCCATCAGGTCGGCCACCGGGTACTGGCCTGTCATAATGCGCTGGTCATACGAAAGGATCATGCGGCGGCTCTTATTGCCCGATTCCCAGTCCGCCAGAAGCGCCTGAATGTCAAGGCTGTATTGGCTGCTTGGATTCAGCGTGTAGATATTCTCTGTTTCAAAGTACACACCGATTGGATGTGCCGGGTGCATGGTTTTCAGTGCTGCGATCTGTGTCATGCAATCCGAAAAATTCCGGGCAAAACGTGAAATGCTGGCACAGATAATCAAATCCATCTTCTGGTCTTTGGCATCTCGCATCATGCGTTTAAACGCATCACGTTTCCGCAGCGATGTTGTACGGGGACAACGTATTTGAGAAATGCGGGATAAACCGGGACGGGGCGGGAGAAGTCGGGAAACCCCGCTATTTCAACGGGAAACGGCACTTTTGAGGTGGGAACGGCCCGCAGTTTAACAACAATCTTGAGATCATGGGCGTCGGCGGCGGTCGGCGTCCTTTTTTCATGCACAGGAGGCCCAGGAACGGCCCACAACGGCGGCGGCGCGGCGGGCGCGACACACAACAACAGGATACAGAAACCCCCGGAAAACCGCGTAAAAACGGCCATTCCGGGGGTTATTTGCAAAGAGGGGGCCGCTCGGCGACGTCCCGGAAGTCACAGCAGCAGACCCAAGAGGACGAGCTTCGCAGCCCTTGAGGATAGTATAGCAGACGGGGCAGCGAATGGCAAGGGGGTCAGGCGTGCTAACGAGGCGTTAGAGCGTGCGAATTTTGCTCGAAAAACCGAGACTTCGGCGCAGATCGGCGCGGACGGGGGCGTGCGTGGCCCGTGCGAGGCGTGCGTGGCATCTGCTCAAAACAGGGGCAAACCGGGGCGTGTTCAAAGTGACATTCCTGGCAAAACCTCAAAACCGTGTCACTTTGCCGTTTTTCCCGGGTTTTTCTGGGGTTAGAGCCCCAAACACGCCCTACATTCCAAAGTGACAGAAAAACGATTTATAACTAAATCAAAACAGCACAAAAAATCAGGCGGTTCCATCCCGGGCATCAAGGCCCTGGGAAGGGCCGCTTTTTTCGTCGCCGCTCTCTTCGGCATACGTCCAGTAAATAGACTCCATCTTTTTCTCAACGTACTTCTTGTACTTGAAATAAACGAGGTCAAAGACGTCCTCCCGCTCGTGCGATGGAAGGAGCCGGAACATGGCTATTAGATCGGCTTCCTCTTCGGACAGCGGAGAGCCGTCACAGGTAAGCCCCTGCTCCCGCTTGTACGCGGCGAGATCGTTACTCTTTTTTGCGGGTGCGGCGTCAAGCTCCAGGAGATAGTCGGCAGACACCTCGAAAATGCGGGCAAGTGAAGCGAGAGCCGAGTATCCAGGCTTACTCTTCCCAGTTTCCCAGTCTCCGACATTACCGGGGGACACGCCCAGCATCTTCGCAAGCTGGCCTTGAGTGTATCCGTTTTTTGCTCGCAAATCTTTCAATATTGCGCTAAACATATAGTCGCCTCCTCGAATTTTCGTAGAAATTACTCGCAAAACTATTGACTTACACGCATTTGCGAGTTATACTACCAATAGATTTAATTCTAAAGCAAGTTAAATCATATCACACCCCCAGAAAAAAGGAAAGGGGAAAGGGAGGCGATCTCATTGAGACGCGGCAAGAAGCCGACCAGAAAGCAGAAGATCAGGCTCGGACAAGCGGGGCTCGCCCCGGAAAACTGGCTGGTCGTCAGACAGAAGCCGAACGGAGAGCTCATTGTTCTCCACAAGAACACGAACACAATCCGCGTCATCCCGCCGCTGGCCGGATGACCTCAACAGGAAGGAGCAGCAGCATGAACAGATACAAGATCACCTACATCGTCGACGAGGGCGAGACCGAGACCGCATACATCACCGAGCGGACAGAAGCAACAGCCCGGAAGGTTTTCAAGACCGTGAGCAAGGGCCGGGAGATCACGGACGTTGAGCTTTACGACACCAACGTCCCCGCCACCAAGGAGCAGGAGCACGAGACCCTCTCCAAGATCAAGCAGATGGTCGAAGAGCTGGGCCCGCAGAGCTACCTCGCCACCGCGTTCCGGGGTGCGTTTGAAGACGCCGAGCAGAACATTGAGGACGACGCCGCCTACAGTTGGTACGACCGGGCCGAAAGCGCGACCAAGCGGGCAGAGGCCGCAGAGGAGCGGCTCAAGGAGCTGGGCGGGCTGGTCGATAGCCTCAAGGAGCAGCTTCGGCAAAAGGAGATCAAGCTCGCAAAGTACAGCCTCCCCGCCGACCTATATCGAGACCTCTGGATGTTTGTAACGGACGAGGCGAAGGTAAGCCGGGAGCGCATGGCGTCCGCTGCCGACATCATGGCGGAGATGGCAGACGCCCCGCAGGACATCGCCTTCACCCGGGCGGTCACAATCTACCGCGAGGCGAAGGAAAGGGCCCAGAGCTGCGAGCGCATGGCCTCCGCGCTGGATGATCGTGAGCCCGAAGGAGTCTAAAAGCCGAAACGCCCTCCGGGGCGTCGCCGGGAGCCGCCCTACCCGGCCTGACGATGGCAGGGCAGAAAGGAAGACAGCAGCATGAGAAAGATTAAGAAGATCAACGGCTTCCTGGTCGTCCGTTTCAACGACCGCGAGAAGCGCAACTACCCCGACCTCGGGAGCTTCGGCGTCATCGACGCCGAGCAGTACACCGGGGACATCGACTTCGACCGCGACGCGATGGAGTACACCGACGCCGACTGCATCGAGGTCGCCGCGGAGCAGGCCCGGGGCCTGGAGTCCGAGTCGGACTTCTCCGAAGAGCCTCCCGTCTGCACCGTGATCGTGGAGAGCGACGCCGAGTGCTCCGAGGAGGAAGTCGAGCCGCAGCTCATGATCGCCGGGTGGGAGCAGCAGCTTGAGACCCAGGTCGAGAGCAAGCACTACCCCGACATCGACGCAAAAGCGGCGGCGCACGAGCTCCACGGCTTCAAGGTGGCCCTGTACCACCTGGGGATGATCGGCAAGAGCGAGACCGAGGTCGACCCCGACCGCTTCGAGCCGAACAAGCTGGAGGAGCCGGAGCCGCCCAGTCCAACCGAGACGGAGCCCGACACCTTCATCCATGCGAACAAGGGCATCCGAAGCGAGCGGACGGCGCGGAAGGTCTACGGCCTGGGCCTTATGCTCGCCCAGGATTGTCCGCCGAACGACTGCAAGGTCTATCTCAACATCTTCAACATGGCCCGCGAGCTGGATGACGCGATCGAGAAGGTCGGTGAATATCCGGCCCTGGTTATGCGGAAAGCCCTCCACGACCACATCCGGGAGCTCGCGGATATGTACGAGAACAACTACGCCGTCCAGAAGTTCAAGGAGGGGATGCAGCCGTGACCGGGCTCGAGATCATCAAGGCAACCACCGCCACGGCGGGCGAGATCGCGGACATCATCTCCAAGCCGTGCCCGCCGGTCATCCCTGAAACGTGCGACCGGCTCTCCTGCCGGGAGTGCTGGCTGGCGTGGCTGGTCACGGGCGAGCCGCCAAAAGAGAAAGGGCCGTCCGATGAACAGACGGCCCATGACGAGGAAGGGATGAACCCCAACCTCGCCGAGCATTTACGGCGCGAGAAGCGCATCCAGCGGGAAGTCCGGCAGGTGCTTAGTCATCTTGCGAACGGTGGGCGATCTTAACCGTCGAAACGTACTGGGCGCAGCTCTTTGAGAGATGCTCCAGGAAGTCGGAACGGTCGAGGAGCCCCTTCTCCTCAAGATAGTCCACCAGAGCCCAAAACTCAAAGGACTGGGAAAGACGCCTCTCAATCATCGCATCGGCGTACACATCCCCCGTATCTACTCGAAAATCGGACACATCAAACACCCCCTTCCTGGGCTGGTAGCCTCACCCCAATTATACCGGCCCGGGGAGGGAAATGGAAGGAGAGCAGCATGGCAAACGTACAGGAATTACAGACCGCGATCGGCGAGATGCTGGTAGCACGCCGGAACGCGGCCTACAGGAAGAAGGACGCGGGCGACCCCCGCAACCCCTTCCAGGCAAAGATCGGGCTGGAGAGGGAGTTCTACGAAGCCTCCCAGAGCGTGCGGACTTACGACCTCATTCTCAAATTACTTGAGAACGAAACCAAGCGCGAGGCTCTGAAACGTATGAGACCCGCGCGGGTCAAGATCACCAAGGCAGTCGATAGGATGGTGGACATCTACGTCGGAGCCGGATTGATCGCCCTGGCGACCCTCGGGTTCGCGGCGGCGTTCGTACTGCTCCGGCTCCCGCTCCCCGCCGTACAGGCGGCGGCGTTCATCGGCGTCGCGCTGGCCCTGGCCTACGCGGTGGCCCGGAAGTAAATCTAAGAACGAAAGCAGAGAAAGGAGGACAGCGATGAGAGGCCCAAACAAGAAGCTCACGCCCTTCGGCAAGCTGGTCGTCAAGGCTCTCGCAGACCAGGACATGACAAAGGCGGAGCTCGCCGCCGAAGTGGGCGTAGCACCCCAGTATTTGAGCTATATCCTTAACGGCACCCGCTCGGGCGGGAAGTACCTCCCGGCGATCGTCGCGGCCCTCGAGCTCGACCCGAGGAAGGTCGAAAAGGCGATCGCGGCATAACCCCAACAGAAGGGAGGGACAGAGGTGCCGGACGTATTCATCACCATCGAAGAGGCAGCAGCCTTCGAGGGCATCAAGTACAACACACTCATCCAGAGGATGAAGCGCAACCCCAAGCAATACAAAACGCAGACCCAGGCCCGGGAGGGCGGAGGCAAAGATCAAGTCTTGATCTCCGTCGCCTCCCTGACCACGAAGGCGCGGAAAGCATACCGGGCCGCGCAGAAGGTAGACGGGAGGGATGTCATCATAGACCGCAGAGCAGCAGAGGCGACGCCCTGGTATGTGGACGCCGACCTCAACCACTACATCGAGAGCAACAAGAAGAGGTTCTACGAGGCGGTCGAGCTGGCCGCACGGGTTCAGGACTTCATCGACTACGACGGCCCCGACCGCACGGCCTACGCCGAGCGGTTCGCCCTGGGCCTGGGCGTGAGCCCGCAGACCCTTTACCGCTACACCCAGAACGTCCTCGAGGCGAACGCCTGGGCCCTCAAGCTGGAGAAAGAGGACGGACAGAACCGGGACTACTTCCGAGCCCTGGCCTTGTGCCGGAAGCCGAAGGAGACGGGAACCTTCCCGAGCCTGACGCCGGAGCAGAAGGCCCTCATCGAGAACATCTGGTTCGACCGCCGCTTCGCCGCTAACCTGGGCACGATCGAGATGCTCTACGAGCGGTTCGAGGAAGAAGCAGAGCGGCGCGGATGGGAGAGTTACCCCTCCATTAAGACCGTCGCCCGCTACATCAAGTACCTCATGGACACCCCGGGCGCGGAGTCGGCCCGCTACCTCGCCGCCAACGGGACGAGGGAGTGGAAAAACAAGAAGATGGTTAAGGCCCGCCGCGACGCAACGAGCCTCGAGGTCATGGAGTACGTCGTGGGCGACGAGCACACATTCGACTTCTGGGTACAGTGGACAGCACCGAACGGCAAGGTCAAGGCTGTCCGCCCGAAGCTGGTCGCCTGGATGGACATGAAGAGCCGCTGCATCATCGGCGACGTGGCGTGTGTGGACGCCAACTCCCAGACCTTGAAGGAGTCGCTGGTCAAGATGATCTACAGCAACCCGGGCGGCGTCCCCCACATCCTGCACGTCGACAACGGCAAGGACTACACCGCGAAGACGATGACAGGACAGAACCGCAAGGATCGGAAGATCGACTTCTCCTTCGACGCCGAGACGGTGGGCTTCTACCAAAGCATCGGCATCGAGGACGTGGGCCGGTCGCTCCCCTACCAGCCCTGGGACAAGCCGATCGAGCGGTTCTTCAAAACCGTGTGCGACAAGTTCTCCCGCTGGTTCGAGTCCTACACCGGCACCCTGACGGGCTCCAAGACCTACGCCAAACGGCAGAAGGACGTCGACAAGATGCTGGAGCGCGGCGAGCTGCTGACGATGGAGGAGTTCTTCGAGGTCTGGACGACCTGGAAGGAAACCAAGTATCACACGCGGGTACACCGTGGCCTCAAGGACGCGGGCGAGAAGTGGGTCACGCCGATCGAGATGTTCGAGAACGGCCCCCGCTACGAGAAGGCCGCACCGCCCAGGGAATACGCGGCGATGCTGCTCATGAAGGCGGACACGGCCCGGGTCTACAACTACGGCATCAACAAGTTCGGAACGGTCTACTCTGACAGCGAGCTCGGCAAGTACATCGGTCAGAAGGTCGGCATCAAGTGGGACATCGACGATGTCACCAAGCTCTACGTTTTCGACCAGCAGGGCCGGAAAATCTGCGAGGCAGTCTCGCCGGAGCTGCTGGCCTTCGGCCCGCATTGTTCCCAGGCGGCACTCGAAAAGCATCTCCGCGATCAGAAGCGGCAGGAGCGCGAGGTGCGTGAGTTCCTGGAGGATATGACCAGACCCTACGAGCTCCGCACCGGCGAGGGCGGAAGAGCTTCCGAGGCGGTCGGCATGATCGACCTGACCATCAAGGCCGAGAGAAGCCCGAAGCTGGTCTTCCTCCCGAACGACAAGGAGTTCCGGGCGGAGGCCGCAGCGGCAACCAAGAAGAAGAAAACCAATGCCGGGGACGAGTTCCTCGCATCGAAGGCAGGAGACGCCCTCGCACGTCTGAGGGCCATGAACGAATAACAGGAGGTACAACATGGAAGTCACAGCAGCAGAGCGCAACATCACCTACACCGAGGCCCAGAGCCTCGCCCAGAAGATCAACAACTACATCCTAACCAACCGCAGCAGCATCGCCAACGTGGCGAAGTCGATCGGCTACAGCCGAACGACGGTCTCCCGCTACCTCGCGGGCAAGTACGACAGCGACCCGACCGACCTGGAGAACAAACTGGCCGAGTTCCTGGCCCATGAGACGGGCGAGGCCGTCGAGGTCTCCGTACCGGCGCAGGAGCCGGGAGCAAAGACCGGGCAGACGCCGGTCTTCTATGAGAGCCGGGACGCGAAGGCAGTCCTCGGCGTGTGCCAGAGCTGTCAGGAGTACATCGGGCTCGGCATCGTGGTCGCCCGAAGCGGCTACGGAAAGACCTACGCCCTCCGGCAGTACGCGAAGCTCCCCCGCGTCGCCTACATCGAGTGCGACGACACCATGAGCAGCCGCGACCTCGTGGAAGCGATCGAGCGGAGCCTGGGCCTCCCAAGCGGCTACGGCACCATCTGGCGCAGGGTCAACGGTATCCGGGAGTTCTTCAACACGAACCGGGGCTACCTCCTCATCATCGACGAGGCGGACAAGCTGGTCTCCAAGTACACCCAGAAGAAGATGGAGATACTCCGGGCAATCTTCGACCAGAGCGACGTCGGCCTTGTGATCGCTGGCGAGCCGAAGCTGGAGGCCCAGATCAAGACCTACCTCGTCCGCATGGCGAACCGCGTGGACTTCTACGCCTCGCTCCGGGGGCTGACCCCGTCCGAGGTTGAGGGCTACCTGGAGGGCTTCGAGATCGAGCCGGACGCCCTGCTGGAGCTCAAGGCCCGGGCGTGCAATATGCAGACCGGCTGCTTCCGCCTCCTCGACCGCACGCTCTCCAACGTTAAGCGCATCCTCGCCGACCGTGGCGAGGAGGTCGTTACCTTGAAGATCATCGAGCAAGCGTCCTCGATGATGATGCTCTGAGGGGAGGCGCGGACAATGAAAATGAGAGAACAGCGGCTCATCGGTGCCGCGCTGGTGATTATGTCCGGCATCTTGATCGCGTTGGCTTGCAGCGGAACAACCCCGGAAGACCGGGATGTGACTGCCGTCCTGCTGACCCTCCCTCTGGGGCTTTACATGATTTTCGCAGACTCCTATGTCCCCCGCAGGGGCAGAGTCCACCATAACAAACGCACGAAAGGAGCTTAACCAATGGCAAGAAAAAGAGTGATCGAGGCCCCGAGCCTCAAGTCCTGGGAGGACGTGAACGACGCCCTCCGTCAGATCGCCGAGGCGCAGATCGCGGTCGGCGACATCGAGAGCGATATGCAGAAGCAGATCATCGGAGCCCAGAAGGTCGCCGAGGAACAGTGCAAGCCCTACAAGGACAGCATCGCCCGCCTGGAGCGCGAGATCAAGACCTTCGTCACCGATCACCGCGACGAGATGGGCAAGGCGAAGTCGATGACCCTCACCTTCGGAGAGGTCGGCTTCCGGCTCTCCACCTCCGTCTCCCTCCCCCGCGCGAAGGAGAAGCTGGAGGAGATCATCCGCCGTCTCAAGTCCCGGCAGATGACCGACTGCATCGTGGTCGAGGAGAAGATCAGCAAGGAGGCCCTCAAGAAGTACGGGGAGGACACGGTCAACGCTGTCGGGGCCACCTGGAAGCAGGGCGATGTCTTCGGATACGAGGTCAACATCGCCAAACTGGAGCAGATCAAGGCGGGCAGCTAAGAAAGGGGGCCCAGGAATGGCAGCAGCAAGAACAGGGCGAAAGCAGCCCTCCATCCGAACGCTCTGGGCGATCGCGAAGTCGCCGGAGCTCATGCTCACGGACGAAGACCTTCACGCCGTCGTGTACCGGGAAACCGGGAAGGAGTCCATGAAGAAGCTCTCCCAGGGAGAGATCAACACCGTCGCCCGCGTCCTCCAGAACATGAAGGACGGGACGAAGCGGGACATCCGCAGCAAGCGCACCGACGAAGGGGGCGACCCCCGCACCGTCTCGCAGCGGCGCAAAATCTACGCCCTCTGCGAAGAGCTCGGGTGGAACGACGACCCCAGGCGCATCCAGGGTTTCATCAAGCGCGTCGCCCACGTTGACCGCATCGAATGGCTCGACAACGCCAAGTGCGAGAAGGTCATCGAGGGGCTCAAGGCAATCCTCGCGCGGCAGAAGCAGAAGGAGGCCCGGAATGAATAGGCCGACCGCAGCGAGCGACGAGGCCGTCCTGGGGGCTCTCGAAGGCATCGTTCGGATGCAGCGCGGCATACGGAGCAGCGACATCGACGTTTGCATCGAGACCGGGCTCGTCTTCCTTCGCATCAACTACCAGAGCCTCCCGGGTAACATCGCCCGCCGCCTCACCGAAATCGACCCCCGCGCCGTGGAGGAAATCCCAGCCGCGACGGATAAGGGAGGGAGCCGGGAGAAGCAGCGGGCACTCGCCGCCAAACTGGCGAGCGACGCCGCCTTTGCCCAGGCTATCCGGGCGGCGAACGTGTACCGCGAGAAGACCGGCCACGGCCCACTCGGGCCCGATGGCTGGCCGGAAGACCAGGGAGGTGAAGAATAATGCCCCAGAAGAAAAAACGGCTCACACAGCGCGAGAAGGACAGGAGAGCGGCAATCAAGAAGCAGCTCCAGGAAGAAGGCTTCCTTCCTCCAAACAAGCCCAGGTTGAACCGCAAGAAGTTCGCCCGGGAGGTCTGGGATGAGTTTAATGCGATGGACACATTCACGGGCGACTTCTATCTTCGCAGAGCGATAGCGGCCACCGTAGGGCCGGATATGTACGAGGTAACGCCGGAACAGGTCGGCGTCCTCAAGCTCCTCAAGCTCGCGGTGGAGACGGAGAAGTTTATGAAGGCCCTCGAGGCAGAGGGCCGGGACAAGTACACAATCGGGGAATACCACGAGAAGGTCTACGCCCCGGTCATGAATTTATAACAGGAGGTTCACATCATGGCAGCAGCCAACAAGAAAACCAATGCCGCCCAGGCGGTCAACACCACACCGGCCCAGGAGCCGGAGATCAACGAAGTAGACGGGGAGCCCATCTTCCACGCTGACGAGGAGGAGGGTGACGGCGATGAGTAAGATCAAGATTTGTCTCGACGCCGGACACGTCGGCAGCAAGTACAATCAGAGCCCGGTCGTGAAGACCTACTACGAGAGCGCGATGAACTGGAAGCTGCACCTCAAGCTCAAGGCTGAGCTGGAGGCCCGGGGCTTTGAGGTCATTACCACCCGGGCGGACATCGACACCGACCTCGGCGTCTATGAGCGCGGCGCGGCATCGAAGGGGTGCAACGTATTCATCTCCATCCATTCCAACGCTTGCAGCACCGAGAGCGTGGACTACCCTGTAGTCTACCGGGCCTACGACAATTTGAACGACGTCGACGCCCTCGCGCTCCAGATTGCAAAGAAGATCGGCGAGATCATGGGAACCAATCAGGCGGGGCGCACGGCGACCAGGAAGAACAGCGCGGGCGGCGAATACTACGGCGTCCTCCGTGGGGCCCGGGCCGTTGGCACCCCGTTCTATATGCTCATTGAGCACAGCTTCCACACCAACACCGCCGCGACGAAGTGGCTCTCGGTGGACGCCAACCTGGACAAGCTGGCGGTCGCCGAGGCGGAGCTGCTGGCGGAATACTTCGGCGTCAATGACACGCCCAAGACCGAGATCATGGGCGAGGCCCATGCCACGGCACAGCAGATGGCCCTCTTTTGCAGGAGCAAGAACGCGGAGCCCAAGCTGACGAGCTGCACCCTGGAGCAGCTCGCGGAAATCTTCCTGGAGGAAGGCAAGGCCGAGGGCGTTCGCGGAGACGTCGCCTTCGCCCAGAGCCTCCACGAGACCGGCTACTTCAAGTTCGGCGGCATCGTCCTCCCGAGTCAAAACAACTACGCGGGCATCGGAGCTCTGAACGGGAACGCCACGGGACAGGCCGCTACCTTCCCTGACCCCCGCACCGGCGTCCGCGCTCAAATCCAGCACCTCAAAGCATACGCATCCACCGAGCCCCTGGTCAACACTTGCGTCGACCCCCGCTTCTCTCTTGTGACTCGCGGCTCTGCTCCCTATGTGGAGTGGCTCGGCGCGGCGGATAACCCCAACGGAAAGGGGTGGGCCGTCCCTGGCAGCGGGTACGGCGCGAACGTGGTCAAGCTCCTCAGTCAGATCATGGCCCAGGAAGCCCCTGAGGGCCCCTCTCCGGCCCCGGAGCCCGACCCACTGGCAAATTACCCGGACTGGCAGCGGAACGGCCTGACGGCCCTTGTGAAAGCCGGAGTCATCAATTCCCCGGACTACTGGGCCAACAAGTTCGGCGAGGCAATCAAGGTCGGAGAGATCATCGGCATCCTGGGCAAGATGATGGAGCAGCCGACCGAGTAAAAGAAAGGAGGGCGGGACATGGACAATCTCTCGAAAGAGCTGACGATCGACATGATAACAGATGGAGACAACAGGACGATCGCGGAGGCAATCGGAGTCGAAAACTTCTACAAGCTCTGCGAGGTCGTAGGCGGTGCCACCATCTACCTCCCGAAGCCGGAGAGCGTCCTCAGACCCGTCCGCGACGCCCACATCAAGGCCGAGTTCAACGGCTACAATCACCCGGAGCTCGCCCGAAAATACAACGTCACCGAGCGTTGGGTACGGCAGCTTTGCGGAGACGGAAAGCTCGAAGGGCAGCTTGAGCTCTTCGACATCCTAACCGGCACGGACGGGCCGGGAGACACAACTTAATAAAAGCTATCTCTTAGAAGTGCTACATATAGAGGCTTCCGAGAGGATGGTTTACCCTAAGAGTACAAGCGTAGCTTGTACTCTTATTTTTTACCCAAAAGGAGGACGCAACACATGGACATGAACATCATCCAGAGCGCGGCGACCGAGGTGCTGGTGAACCTCTCCCTCGCCGTCATCTCCCTCGCGGGAGCCTACGCGGTCTACTACATCCGCCTCGGGGCCTCGAAGCTGAAAGCGCAGACGGCCCAGATCGAGGACGAGTCGGCCCGCAAAGTGCTCGACAACGCCCTTGCGGACGTCGAGAACCTTGCGACCAAGTCGGTCGGCGCGATGGAGCAGACCACGGCAAAAGCCCTCCGCGACGCGGTCAAGAGCGGGGCCGCGAACCGCGAGGACTTGCTTGCCCTGGGCAAACAGGTCTTCAACGAGGTCAAGGCAGCGATCGCGCCGGAGGCCCAGAAGGTCATCACCGACAACCTGGGCAGCTTCGACGACTACCTGACGAAGTGCATCGAGGACGCCGTCCTGAAGGTGAAGCAGAGCGACCCGTTCATCACGCTCCCCGAGGGCGTGCTGCTTGAGGGCAACACCGTCACCGAGGAGGCTGCTCCTTCTTCCAAAGAGTAAGGAGGGGCGCACATGGACGTCGCACAGATCACCACCGTCATCGGCGCAGCGGCTTCCCTCCTTTGCACCCTCGTCGTCGGTGCTCTGACGTTCTTCATCAAGAAGACGCTCGCGACGCTGGAGGAGGCAGACAAGAGGAACGCCGCCCAGATCGCGGAGGCAAAGAAAGAGGCCGCTGAGAAGATCGCGAAGGTAGAAGAGAAGCTCAACGACCTCAAAGCAGACCTCCCGCTGGTGTACGTCACCCGGGAGGACTACATCCGGGTCATGAACCGGGTCGAGGATAAGCTCGACCAAATTCTCTACGGCAAAGGAAAAGGAAAGGAGGAATAACAGCTCATGGCAATCATGGACGAGCTGACGGAACAGGAAGTCAGCAAGAATAAAGCTATCCGGGGCTACATCATCCGGGCCCTGGCGAAAGGCAACCAGAACACGCTCCTCGTCCGGCAGATCACGAACGCCCTCGTCGCCGATGGCTTGATCTACTCCCCCGACATCTCGAAGCACATTGAGTATCTGGAGGAGGCGGGCTACATCGTTTTCACCAGCCGGACGGCGAACGCATACAACGCCTACCGAAAGGACGCCGTCATCAAGCTCACGCGGAAGGGTGTCGACCTTCTGGAGAGCACGATTGACGACCCCGGCGTCGATGTCTAAGAACGAGCGACGCCGGACACGGGTGAGCTCGACGATCGACAAGCTCCCGGATGACATTAAGGGGCAACTCGACGTCAAGCTATCCGACACCACCAACACCTACGAGGAGCTCTCTGCATGGCTCAAAAGCGAAGGGTACGAGATCAGCAAGTCGGCGATCGGTCGGTATGCTATCCGAACCACCCAAGCCGCGCAGCGCGTCGCCGAGACCATCCAGAGGACTCAGGCAATCGCCCAGGCCGTTGAAGCGCACCCCGACCTCGACTACACGAAGGCGGCGTCAATGGTGCTCATGGACGGTCTCATGCAGCGGGTCAGCACCGCCGAGGACGACTTCCAGGAAATGCCCCTCGACAAAGCGGGGCGGCTCATCGCCTCCCTGGCCCGGAACGCGACTTATGAGAAGCGTGTCCGAGCAGACCTCAAGAAAAAGGCGGAGCTCGCCTTCGATCAGATGGAGGCCGAGCTCATGGCGGCGATCAAGCAGCACCCGGAGCTCGCGGGAGAGCTGCATGACGTACTTGCGCGGGCGAGAGAGAAGGTGCTGACCGATGGCGAAGATTGACATCAATGAATACCTCGAACGGCTCGAGGAGCCGGAAGACCGCGAAGTGGTCGCAAACCGTGACTACCAACGGCAACTTTTTCTCGATTATGTTGTCCGAGGTGACAACTTCCCCGAACGTCGGGCGCAGCTCCTCCAGGACTTCAAGGACGGGAAAGAGCTGACCGGGCCGAAGGGGCTGCGCCGGAAGCTCGGGGCATTTGATCTTGAATACTTCGGGCGGGCCTATCTCGCGCACTACTTCGTCCGGCCTTCCCCGGCGTTCCACGGGGAGCTCGACAAGATATGGCGCGAGGGCGTCATGAAGGGCCTCGACCCCGGGGAGTCTGCAAAAGAGATCTCCCGGGCCGATGGATGTCACCGGGCAATCGAGGCACCCCGTGGTCACGCAAAGAGCACGACCTTCACCTTTAAGGACTCCATCCACGCCTCTGTCTACGCCTACAAGCATTACATCCTCATCCTGTCGGACAGTTCCGAACAGGCGGAAGGGTTCCTCGCGGACATCAAGACGGAACTCGAAGAGAACACCGTCCTCAAGGAAGACTTCGGAGAGCTGGAGGGAAAGGTCTGGAAGTCCTCGGTCGTCCTGCTCTCCAACGGTGTCAAGATCGAGGCAATCGGCTCCGGCAAGAAAATCCGTGGTCGACGTCACAAACAATGGAGACCCGACCTCATCGTCTGCGACGACCTGGAAAACGACGAGAACGTTAACACCCCGGAGCAGAGAAAGAAGCTCCGCGACTGGTTCTATAAGGCGGTCTCGAAGGCGGGCGACACCTACACCGACATCGTCTACATCGGGACGCTGCTGCACTTCGACGCGCTGCTTGCCAATGTGGCGAAGAACCCAAGCTACAAGTCGGTCAGGTATCAGGGCGTCATTAGCTTCGCCACCAACGGCGAGCTCTGGGACGCCTGGGAAGCGATCTTCACCGATCTCACCAACGAGAACCGGCAGGAGGAGGCCCTGGAGTTCTACGAGGCCAACAAGGACGAGATGCTGGAAGGCACCTCCGTCTTGTGGGAGGAGAAGCTCTCGTACTACGACCTCATGGTCATCCGCGTCTCAGAAGGCGAGGCGTCGTTCAACAGCGAAATCCAGAACGACCCAATCGACCCGGAAAACTGCACCTTCCAAGAGGAGTGGTTTGACTTCTGGGATGACGACGGGAAGCAGCCCCCGGACTTCTCCGACCCGAAGTTCCTGTTCATCGGGGCGAACGACCCCTCACTGGGCAAGAACAAGAAGTCGGACACCAGCTCCATCTTCGCTCTGGCGAAGGATACGTCCACCGGCTACATCTACGTCATCATCGCGGACATCGCGAAGCGAAAGCCCGACCAGATCATCGAGGACGCCCTGGAGGCAAGCCGCCGCCTCAAGCGAGAGTACAAGCGGCCCTACTACCAGTTCGGCGTCGAGACGGTTCAGTTTCAATACTACTTCGCCGAGATCATGCGTCAGAAGTCCGCAGCAGTCGGCGAATACCTCCCCATTGTGGAGATCAACAGCACACAGAACAAAGACGCTCGCATCCAGTCCTTGCAGCCATTCATCAAGAACGGCTACGTCAAGTTCAGCCGGAAGCACAAGACCCTCTTGAAGCAGATGACCGAGTACCCGATGGGCAAGAACGACGACGGCCCGGACGGCCTCCAGATGGCGGTCAAGCTGGCCCTCGATGTCAAAGTCGGGCGGAAGGTCGAATACAAGAGCGTCATCGCCCGCGCCCTGGACTTCAAGCGCGGAGCCTATTAAGGAGGTGGGGCATATCACCATCAAAGAGAACACCATCATCCACGACGACAGCCTCACCGTGCTCCGACAGATGGAGGCGGAGAGCATCGACGCGATCATCACAGACCCGCCCTATGGCATCAACTACGTCTCCCAGACCGGGGCCCGGATTAAGAACGACAAGTCGCCCTTCATCTGGTTCCTGTATGACGCCTACAGGGTTCTGAAACCCGGAGGAGCCATTCTCTGCTTTACCAGATGGGACGTCGAGCAGACCTTCATCGACGCGATCAAGCTGGCGGGCTTCCAGGTGAAAAGTGAAGTTATCTGGGACAAGGTTCATCACGGAATGGGAGACACGAAGGCGGCGTTTGCACCATCCCACGAGAACATCGTCTTCGCAATCAAGGGGAAGTATAGCTTCCCTGGACACAGGCCGAAAGACCTCGTTACCTTCAGCAAGCTCGGGAGTGCCCAGATGATACACCCAACAGAGAAGCCGGTGGGACTCATCGCGAACCTCATCACGTCCGTCACGAAGCCGGGAGACCTCATTCTTGACCCATTCGCCGGGAGCGGCTCCACTCTGGTCGCGGCAAAGAAGACCGGGCGGAGGTTCATCGGCGTCGAGCTGGATGACGAGTATTTTGAGAAAGCGCACCGGCGCATCGAGGAGGCGGTTGAATGAGTAAGAAGCAAAAGCGGCAGAAGCAGCCGCAGCAGAACACCGCGCCGCTCCGCCGCCCCGATACAAACGAGATCGCCGTCGCCCAGGTGACGGACAAGTACAGCGAGTACCCGAGCAACGGGCTCACGCCGGTCAAGCTGGCGGAAATTTTCAAGGAGGCCGACGCGGGAGACGTTCTCCGGCAGATGGAGCTATTCGAGGAGATGGAGGAGAAAGACCCCCACCTGTTCAGCCAGCTCCAGACCAGAAAGAACGCCGTCACGGGGCTCGACTTCGAGATCATCCCGTTCAGCGATGACCCGAGAGACAAGGAGATCGCCGACTTCATCGAAGAGCAGATCAACGGCATCGAGAGCCTTGAGGACGTCGAGACCGACCTCCTGGACGCGATCGGAAAGGGCTTCGCCGTCTCCGAAATCATGTGGGGCTACGACGAGGGACACGTCGTTGTCAGGGAGATCAAGTCCAGGCATCAAAAGCGGTTCTTCTGGGATAGCCTGGATGACTCCTTCAAGGTACGCACCAAGGACGCACCCGAGGGCATCCTGCTCCCCACGAACAAATTCATCGTCCACAGGTACAAGGCCCGCAGCGGACACACATCCCGGGCGGGCATCCTCCGGGTCGTTGCCTGGATGTACCTATTCAAAAACTACGATCTCAAGGACTGGGTCAGCTTTGCCGAGGTCTACGGCCTACCGCTTCGCCTGGGCAAGTATGCGCCCGGGGCGAGCGAGGCGGACAAGGTCGCCCTCATGCAAGCCCTTATCCAGATCGGCGCGGACGCGGCGGGCATTATCCCGGACGGCACATCGATCGACTTCATCACCACGGAGAAGACGTCAAGCTCTGACCTGTACGAACGCCTCGCCCGATATTGCGACGAGCAAATCTCCAAGGCAATCCTCGGGCAGACGCTCACCTCTGACTCTGGCGGCGGAAGCTACGCCCAGAGCAAGACGCACAACGACGTCCGGCACGACTTGACCGTCGCTGACTGCAAGTCCCTTGCATCCACGCTCCGACGCGATCTCATCCGTCCCTTGTGCATCTTCAACTTCGGAGAAGACAAGCGCGTGCCGCATATCCGCTTTGACTGCGAGGAGTCGGAAGACCTTACCCAGACGGCGACCATCATCGGCACACTCGTCAACGAGGTCGGCCTCCGGGTTCCGACGAGCTTCATCTACAAGAAGTTCTCCATCCCGGAGCCGGAAGCTGACGAGGAAGTCGCTGCACCCAGGTCGACAAGTGCGGGATTGACCGGGCTCCCATTCAAAAAGGAGCCAAACCCGGCGCAGATCGCGCTCAAGGCCGAAGGTGATGGCGGCATCGGAACACAGCAGCACATCGACAAGCTCGCATCCGCAGCCGTGCGGCACGGGGCCGGTAGCTTCAAGCGTGCCTTCGGCCCTGTTCTCAAGATAATTGAGAAAGTGGAAAGCCTTGAGGAGCTCCGCGACATGATGGAGGACGACAAGGCCGTTGCCGAGCTTTATGCCGCGATGGATGTCTCCGAGGTGGAAGAGCTGCTGCAAAAGGTCATGCTCTACGCAGACCTCGAGGGGCGGGTGCTGGAGAATGGCTGACATCGACGAGATTTTCACGCGGAAAGACATGACCTTCGAGGAGGCCGTCAGCTACTTCAAGGAGCGCGTCCCGGTAACAGCTGCGAAGTTCTACGCAATCGCCGAGGAGTACCGGGGGCTCGCCTTCACGGTCAGCGGCTACACCAAGGCCCAGATGCTCAAGCGGTTCTATGATGAGCTTCTTGCAGCCCTGGAGGAAGGAAACACCCTCTCGGAGTTCCGGGCGAACATGAACGAGTTCCTCGAAGCCGAAGGCTATGAAGGGCTCGACCCGCTGCAAGCCGACAACATCTTCCGCACCAACATCCAAACGGCATATAACGTAGGGCACTACGAGCAAATGACAGACCCGGACGTCATGCAGCTCCGCCCGTACTGGATGTACGACGCCGTCAACGACTCCCACACGCGCCCGAGTCACCTTGCGATGGACGGGAAGGTATTCCCGGCAGACAGCCCTATATGGGACACATGGTTTCCTCCGAACGGCTTCCGCTGCCGCTGCACCGTGAGGACGCTCTCAAAGCGTCAGGTGGAGCAGCGGGGCTTGAAGGTTGAGACGTCCTTCCCGGCAGTTGCTCCCGACCCCCACTTCTCCTCCAACCCCGCAAAGGTACGCTTCGAGCCCGACATGAAAGACTATCCCGAGCCGCTGGTGAAGGCGTACCAGAACAGGGAAAAGGAGCGGATGGGCGTGTAAGCCGCTGAGAGGCCCACAGAGGGCCGCAGAGCGGCGGGCGACCGCAGGGGGGCGGGAGCCCGGAAGAAGCGAAATAGGGGCGTTTGCACGCGTGCTAACGGCCTTAGAGCAAGGCTCGGGAAGAAACCGAAGGAGGACACAGCAAAAATGAATGAGTTTTTCATCCTCAAGGGCAGCAACGTGGAGCTTGAGGGGGCCCCGGAGACAATCTCCGTCCTCCCCCTGGGACACGTCGTCAGCTCGAAGGGGGAGTTCGATGTTGACGAGGAGAGCTACAAAGCGATGAAGGCGCAGATCGCCAAACGTGGCGTCGATCTCGTTGTCGACTACGAACACCAGACGCTCAAGGGGGTCGAAGCCCCCGCTGCCGGATGGGTCAAGGAGCTCAAACTGGAGGACGGACAGATCAAGGCCGTCGTCGAGTGGACGCCCAGAGGGGCGCAGTACCTCCAGAACAAGGAGTACCGCTACCTCTCCCCCGTGGTCAATGTCCGCAAATCAGACAACAAGGCGACGGGGCTTCACTCTCTGGCTCTGACAAATACCCCCGCGATCGAAGGAATGACCGCAATCGTTAATTCTGAAACTTTTGAAGGAGGACAAAACAACATGGAAATCATCAAGAAGCTCGCTGAGCTGCTGGGCCTGGGCGAAGACGCCAACGAGGAGCAGGTCATGGAGGCTCTCAAGGCGTGCGTCGCCGAGAACAAAGCTCTCAAGGAGGGGCAGCAGCCCCCCGCCGCCGACGAAAACGTCGTCGCAAACAAGGCTGTGTGTGAGCTGCTGGGACTCAAGGCCGGAGCAGCCACGGATGACGTCACGGCGAAGATCATGGAGCTCAAAGGCGGCACCATCGACGGCGTCAATGTGCTGGAGGAGCTCAAGGCTCTCAAGCAGCAGAACGCGCAGCGCGACGCCGACGAGGCTGTCACCCTGGCTCTCAAGGCCGGAAAGATCACTCCGGCACAGAAGGAGTGGGCCAGGAGCTACGCTCTGAGTGACCCGAAGGGTTTCGGCTCCTTTGTGGAGAAGGCTCCCCAGGTCGTTCCCATGAGCGAGATCGCCGGTGGCGACAATCTCCCTCTCAAGGGCGACCAGATCGACAACGCGACGATGCTCGTCTGCAAGCAGCTCGGCATCAGTGCCGAAGACGTCAAGAAGTACGGAATGAAGGAGGACTAACATCATGGCAGCTCTGACCAAAGAAAGGGACACCACCGAGATCATGCAGGACGCGAAGTTCCTGTATCTGCCCGTCAAGGGCGGCACCACCATCTACCAGGGGGCTCTCGTCGCCCTGGACGCCAACGGCTACGCAATCCCCGGCAAGAAAGCGACTGGCCTGACCGCAGCGGGCCGCGCGGAGGAGACCGTCGAGAATAAGGGGGCAGATGGCGAGGCGTTCATCCACGTCGCTCGCGGCGTGTTCTTCTTTAACAATACCGCCACCACCTCGAACAAGATCGGCGCGGCCCACGTCCTCAAGCCTTGCTACATCGAGGACGATCAGACCGTCACCGCTCTTGCGACCGGGGCTTCCGCCGCTGGTCTGGTCGTTCGCGTAGACGAGGACGGCGTCGCCGTTGAAATCGGTCGCGGCGTCACCGTGACCAGCGCGTCCTAACACCAACAAACAAAAGGAGGATAACACATCATGATTATCAATCCCCAGAACCTCAGAGGCATCTACGTCTCTTTCAACACTCTGTTCAATCAGGCGTTCTCTGAGCAGAAGCCGACCTATGAGAAGGTCGCGACCGTTGTCCCTTCCACCAGTGACAGCGAAACCTATGCGTGGCTCGGCGACATCCCCGGGATGAGGGAGTGGATCGGCGACCGCGAAATCCAGAACCTCACCGGCTCTGACTACACCATCAAGAACAAGGACTTCGAGCTGACCGTCGGCGTCGACCGCAATGCGATCGAGGACGACAAGATCGGCCTGTATAAGCCCTCTATCCAGATGCTCGGCGCGTCCGCTGCTTCCCATCCCGACGAGCTGGTCTACGCGCTGCTGGCCTCCGGCTTCGAGGCGAAGTGCTACGACGGCAAGGCGTTCTTCGCTACCGACCATGAGGTCGGCAAGAACGCGGTGAGCAACAAGATCACCAGCAAGCTCTCCCTGGAGTCCTATGTCACCGCCCGCGCGATGATGAGAGGCTACAAGAACAGCAAGGGCCGCTCCCTGGCCCTGGTTCCCAATCTGCTGGTCGTTCCGCCCGCTCTGGAGGCCAAGGCCCGGGAAATCCTGGTCGCCGAGTTCATCAACGGCACCAAGAACACCATGCAGGGCACCGCAGAGCTCCACGTCGAGCCCCGACTCACCAGCGACGCGGCGTGGTTCCTTCTGGACACCAGCCGCCCCATCAAGCCCCTCATCTACCAGCAGCGCAAGAAGGCGAAGTTCGTCTCCAAGACTGCCGAGACCGATGACAACGTCTTCATGAGCAAGAAGTTCATCTATGGCGCGGACAGCCGTGGCAACGCTGGCTTCGGCTTCTGGCAGATGGCGGTCGGCTCTGACGGCTCCGAGGTCTAAACCTCCCGCTTTTGACAGAAGGGAGGGGACGGCGTGAGCTACAGCACGAGAGTCGAAGTCCGTAGCATGGTAAAGGATGACGCCCTCAACGCGATCATCGGGGACACCTTCATCGAAGACCCCGCAGAACGTGAGGAGCTGGTCGCCCCGATCATTGACGAGGCGATCGCGGACGCTGACGGTGAGATCGACGGCTACCTTGCCAAGAGGTACGCCGTGCCAATCTCACCGGCCCCCAAGATCATCAACAAATGCTCGAAGGACATCGCAGTCTATAACCTGTTCTCTCGCATCGGCATCGACGAGAGCACAGATCAGAAGACCTATCTCAACCGCTACAATCAGGCGATCAAGTTCCTCACGCTTGTCGCGGAGGGAAAGGTCTCACTCGGGGCCGAGACCGATGACCCGACCACCGCAGCGGCGACCGGGTTCTCGGTGAAATCGAACCCCCGGATTTTCAGCCGGGACAAAATGAGGGGGATGTGAGCCATGTATAGCATCCGACTCGAAGGGGACACCCAGGCGATGCTCCGAAAAATAAGGAGTTTCTCGGAGATCGACAAGAAGAGCATCAACGCAGCTCTCGCCGAAGGTGTCCGGGAGTCCACCCTGGAACGCTTCAAAAAGAGCAGAGACCCGAGCGGCAAGCGGTGGAAGACATCCATAAGGGCGGAGACCGAGGGCGGGAAAACGCTCATCCAGTCCGCGCAGCTCCGCAACTCCATCAAATCGAAGTCGGACGCTACAGGCTTTGCGGTCGGCACCAACGTCAAGCACGCGGCGACGCACCAGTTCGGCGAACCGGGCCGCACAATCCGGGCTCGCAGAAAGAAAGCCCTCCGCTTCCAGGTGGGAGGCAAGTGGGTTTCTAAGAAGCAAGTCCGCATCCGCATCCCCGCCCGTCCCTTCCTCGGCCTCTCCGACGACGATATGCAGGAGATCAAAGCAACGGTCGAGGACTTCATCGGAAAGGAGAATTAACCCGTGCTCTACGGACAAAGCAAACAATACCTTCTTGATAAGCTCGTGGCGGCAGGGTTAAAGTCCAAGCCGTACACAACCCAGAAATCTCTCGAAAAGAGTCAGGAGTCCCACATAGGAGCGGTGCTTTTCGAGTCAGAGGCCCTATCCAGAAACGGCTCCAAAACCTACTACATTGACCAAGAGGGAGCGCAGAAGAAGAGGAGAAAGGTCTTTGAACGGAAGCTCACGTTCACGGTGGTCATCGGGGACTATACCGACGACGCGGTCGAGACCATCTTCGAGAAGTTTCTCGCGAGCCTTGACCGGGGCATCTATGTCGACGGCAACTTCGTCCAGATCGATGTCGAGGGAGCGGACTGGGTCGACAAAGACGACTCCATTCTCAAAGCCCAGGTTGCCGTCCAGGCGACGGTCTCGTTTGACGGTGGCCTTTATAGGGACACGGGCTTCGCGCCGCTCACCGGCGTCGAGGTCGTGTCCGTTGAAAAGAACAACGGAAAGGAGCCTTGATAATGGCAACCAAAACCAAACAGCCGGAGCTCTTGACGATCGGAGAGCTCTGCAAGAAGCACAATATCAAGCGGGCCGTCTTCGCTGGCGCGTGTGTCGCGAGCGGATGGAAGCCCGGAAGAGTGATGTCTGACGAGGAGTTCCTCGCTGGCATCGAGAGGTTCACCAGGGGGCCCGCGAGCGGCCCCAGGAGCAAGGAAAGTGAGGCGAACGAGTAAATGCTCAGAGATGTTAAACACAACGTCAGCGACGGCCTTCTGGACTTCGCGACGCCCACAGGCGACGGCCTCCACATCAAAGTCGGCGTCTCCCCCGTCGTTTCCGACACCCCGATCATCGTGACCGGGGATATGGACGCGGCGATGATTAAGAAACGCCTCGGCATGTCTCCCCTGGCCGACGCCGTCATGGACTCCGTCCAGTTCGGTGCGAGCCGTGTCTACTGCCTCCCTGTTACCGCCACGACGGCGGGAACCATCGGAGAGGTCACAAGAGTGGGAGATGGCGGCGGCAGCATGACCGCAACCGGCTCCCCGACGAACGCCTTCTCGGTGATCGTGAAGATCACCGCACAGGGCGGACTCAACACCGCTGCCTTCATCGTTTCCATCGACGGCGGCTTCTCCTACAGCGACGAGATCACCGTGCCCATGACCGGCTCTTATGAGCTCTCCGGGACTGGGATGACGCTCAAGTTCGTCGAGGCCACACAGGCCGACCAGAAGCCGAGCTCCTTCCTGGTGAACGATACCTACTCCTTCCAGACCACCGCCCCTGTCGCCACCAACGGCGACATCCTGGATGCCCTCCAGAAGATCACCAAGTTCAACCAGGAGGTCGAGGGTGTCCATATTGTCGGCGCAAGTGCGCTGGCTCTCTGGCAGGCGGTCAGCGAGTTCAGGAAAGAGCTTTTCGAGGTCTATCACAAGCCCATGTTCTTCGTGTTTGAGCCTGAGTTCCCCGAGGAGGGCGAGAACGGAGACCTCCACGACTGGGCCTTCCAGATGGAAGCCGACCGTAAGAAGATCAAGGACACGGACATCCAGGTGTGCGCGGCATGGGGCCGCCTTGTGAAACTGGATGGCACCACGCAGAACGTCAATCTCGCGGGCGTGGCCCTCGGTCGCTATGCGATGACATCCGTGCAGAAGTCCATCGGCCAGACCCGCCCCGAGGCTGGCATGGGCATCCCGAAGACGAAGCTGCTTGAGCTGCTCCCGGCAGGGTATGACAACAGCATCATCGAGCTGCTGGACGTGGCGGGCTATATGACCTTCCGCGAATATGACGGCCTGGATGACTTCTTCGTCTACCACACGAAGATGATGAGCCCGGACGGCAGCGACTTCCGCTACATGGAAGATGTCCGCGTGAAGAACAAGATCATCCGCGAGACCCGCAAGGAGGCCCTGCTGCTCAAGAACGATGACATCGACCTGGAGGACATCCAGGGCGAGCTCGAAACCAGGGCGAAGTTCATCAGCGCGCCCCTTGACCGCATGGTCGACGATAAGGAGATCAGCTCCTATGAGACGACCGTTGTCGAGGGACAGGAGGAGACCTTCCTCGAAGATGAAACCATGCGTATCAAAATCCGCTATCTGTCCCGTGGCTATATCCGCGAGGTCGAGATTGACCTGGGACGCGCGGCTCTGGCGGAAAGTTAATGGAAGGAGGAAAAGACCATGCTCAAAGTAAACGGGAAAGCCTACGACTGGGCTGACGTTGACGTCAAGTTCCCGGGTCTTGTGCTCCAGCTCCAGGAGATCAGCTATGATGACGAGCAGGAGAAGGAGGAGACCTACGGCAAGGGCTCTATGCCGCGCGGCTACGGCACCGGCAACTATAAGGCGTCTGGCAAAATCTCCATGCTCCGCGACGACTATGACGATCTCCTGGACTACTGCAAGTCCAAGGGACTCGCGTTCTACAAGCTGGAAATTCCGTCGATCGTTGTTTCCTACGCCAACGATGGCGGGCGGACGAGAATTGATGAGCTCAAGAAAGTCCATTTCTCGAAGCGCAGCAACAAGGCGTCCCAGGGCGACAAGAGCCTGACCGTCGACATCGACCTCATGATCGTCGGCGGCATCATCCAGGACGGCGTCAAGCCGGTCTAAGCGTTATCTCAAAATAATTGATAGGAGGAAGTCACACTATGGAAAGCAAGGAAAACATCGTGACCCAGGCAAGCTCCGACGAGCAGCTCAAGGAGAAGTACGGCGGCAAGCTCTACCGCGTCGGCATGACCGTCCCCGTGGACGACGAGAACGAGATGGAGTACGTCTACCGCTTCAAGCGTCCCAGTGTGCCCAGCTACGACCGCTACATCAAGAGCGCGTCCCAGTCCGGCATCACGAAGGCGAGCAAGGTGTTCATGCTGGACGCCGTGATTGATGAGGACAGGGATAAGCTCACGAAGGACATGGAGGAGAACCCGGGCATCGCTATCACCATCGGCAACAAGCTCACGGAGATCCTCGGCCTGACCAACACGGCAAATTTGAAGAAGCTCTAAGAGAGAAGGTCGCGGGGGTTCGGGAAAGCATCGTAGAGGCCGGACTTCTGGAAATCTACCGCTACGTCCCCCCGCCTCTCTTAGAGGCATTTGACCCCGAAGCGATCGACGACATCGACGAGTTCCTTGACTGGGTGGCGAAGGCTCGCTACATCCAGGAGCTTGAGGAGGGCATAGTCACCCGGGCAATCGTGAAAGCGTTCCCTGAGTGACGGCCCTGTCGCCGGTCGCTTTTGAACACAGCTCGCCTCCAGAAAAAATAGGAGGTGAACGAAAGGCATGAGTTTAGAGTCCGTTTTCAAACTGTCGCTCATTATGAACATGATCGACAATCTCTCGGGGCCGATGGCTGGTGTCGCGTCCAAGGTGGGCGCGAATGTGTCCAAGCTGGACGCGGTCAGCGAGGGCCTCGGGAACATGGCAAAGACCGGGGCTGTCATGCAGGAGATGGGAAGCCAGATCACCGGGGCTGTCCTGGCACCTGTAGAGGCGACCTTCGAGACGCGCCGAGCCCTGGGCGAGCTTGCCTCTCTGGGTGTGCAAGACTTGGGCGTGGTGGAGGATGCTGCCCGCAACTTCTCCGACCAGTGGGCCGGTACAACGAAGTCGGACTTCAT